GTTTGGTTCTTTGAAACTAACTCTTACAGCAATATCTTTGGGTATCTTCATGCATGTATTTAGAGCATGACTGAGATTACACCTACAAAAGCGGCTATGATTGTGGCTGTTGCACCTATGAGTGCTACTATGATTTTGGTATTGCCACTTTTAAAGTCAGTTTCAATGCGATCCATGCGCTCATCTATCCTATCAAAGCGGTGATCTATTTTTTCAAACTGTACATCTATTGATTCTAACTTGTCTTTCATTTGAATATAACGCAACTCACACTTGTCCACATGCACCTCAAGATTTTCTCTTTCTAGCGCGGTAACCTCTGACATTATACAACCTCTGCGTCACAACTTATGCTTGCTGTTACACTAAGGCTAGCAATTGAGCCACCTAGTGCAGTCATTAGTCTTACAACACGCCATTGTGAGCCATCATACACAGTTAAACATGGTGTACCTGCATCTCCATCTGTTGAATACGCAACATCACCTTGTGCAACACCTACCAGTGCAGTAATTTGTGCTGTTGTAAGTGTTTGCAAGCGCAGCACATTCTGTATTTTTACGTAACCAGTGCTTGGTGCTAGTGTTAGATTACCTGTTGGTGTAACAGTTAGAGGAATTTGTGTGCTACCTATAGTACCACTTGCGTTTAAGACACATACACCACTGGCTGCATTAGCTCCATCAATAATTTCATTGAGAGCAACTACAGCATTGTATAAATCAACCCTTGCTAGGCTTGGGCTATCTGTATCTGAGTCTAAATTTTCTGTTTGTATTTGTGTATTTGGAAACGCCATGTTTTCTATTCCTCTATGATATTTATTCCGTGTTACCTTACCCTGAGATTATTTCCGTCCATGTACTGCTCTGGTAATATCTCAGCTACTACATCTATAACACCATCTCTTGGCACATTGTCCAGTCCCACAAGCGCAATAGTACTAGCTGTTTTGCTTACAATGCGTGGTATGAGCGTATTTGAAGTAGGATAGTCAGTTACATAACTTTCTAGTGTAAAATCTGTAACTTCTTTTACTGTTATTTGTATATTGCGTACACCACTTGTTGTTCTATTAAAATCTAATTCTCTAGCTGCAACAGTGCCGCCTAGAGTTGAAGTATCAACGTCACTGAGTTTTACTTTGGTGCTCTTGTTTACTTGTGTACGTGTTATAAACTTTTCAAGAACTGGTAATGCATTGTTATTGGTTACAGTTGCAACAACAAAGAACCATCTGCCTGAGAATGAACTAACTCCTGTGTCACCTTGTGCAATTGAAGTTACAGTTTCTTCACCTGCAAACGCACCAGTGTCACTGGCGTAGATGTCATAGGCAACTGTGCCTTGTGCTGTTGATTCAACAACTATGTTTACAGTTTGCACACTGTTTAATTCAATTAATTCACTTGTCCAAACAAGATTAGTTGCTGTAGGATTCCATGTATTGCTACTGGTCCATGCACTGCCTAAATCAGTCCAATCACCTGTGTTTAGAGGTTCAATTGTTCTGTTTAAATGGTTTATTGTTCCTGTTACTGTTGGTAATGCCATGGTTGCTCCTTATTTCATTGTGGTTCCTGATGGTGTTGGATAACTCCATCCAGTCCTTGGATTACCATCTTGGTTATAACAATCACTTACTGCTTTAACTGTAACAGCATTGTTTAGATTTCTATCTGTGTCAGTGCTAAATCCGTTGTATAAACTTGCATAGTTGATTTCTTGTGGTATAGCAATATCAAATAGACTCTTTTCAAATAGTACATAACCTCTAAATGGATGTACTGCTAATGGGCTACCTCTCATATACGTGCCTATGTTACTGTATGATCCATTTGCTTTTACAACAAATATAAATTCATCATATGCATCAGTACTTCTAATTGGTTTTAGTGTTGAAAAGAATGTACGCACATCACCTGAGACAATGTCATACTCACTCCAGTGCAATCCTCTGCGTAGGTTAAGTAAAAATTCTTCATCAACATTGGTTGTGGTATCTTCTATTATTTCCCATGTGCCATAACCAGCAGCTTCGCTGAATCTATCATCAAAGAATGTTGTGCTTCTGCTTCTGCGATATATTCTTAAACCTTCATATCCTGTAATTTGGCTGTAGTTTATCTTAAAGGTATAGTGTACCTTGCGTTGATCCAATCCTACTGAATCTAACTGTCTAAGAACGCCATTAAGCACTTGTACAGTTGGGTTAGCAGTAATCAATGTTCTTGTATTGCTTAGTGCTTGTATTGCAACCTGTGTATCTTCTAGTCTAAAGCCTAGTTTTTGCCAGTGATTAACTTGACTGCCATCACTGGTACTGATTATACCACGTCCTAACCAACTTTGTTTACAGTCTACAATGTTACCTTGATAGCGTACAACAGGCGATATAACATATTCATATGCTTTATTGTATACTACAGGGAATTGTATTTCTTCATAACCCCATTCATTTTTTGTAACTGGTAAGAAGTCTAGTGTAACAATTGTGTTGTCATCGTCAGGATCTAAACTTCTGTAGCGCACTCTTATACCTTGATACACACCATCTGAATCATCAAACTGTGTATTAGGGAAGAAGTGAAACAACTGTTTGCCATACAAGTCCTTGATTGGAAATTGTGTCATATCTCTTGGCACAATAATAAAATCTCTTGGATCATCTACTGGCGGATCAATAGGTTCTTCATCAGTAATTAACACTGGGAATGTACCAACTAATTCTTTACCACCTTTGGCTAATTGCTTGCCTTCAAATGGATCGTAATCATAGGTTATACCACCATCTGGTGTTTCAACATCACATACATCATATCTACCTTGATATTTGCTTTCTGTGTTGTCAACGTACAGTATGCGGAATACAAAGTCATATTGATCAGCAGTACCGCTTGCACCTAATGTATCTGGTAATGTAAATGTGTGTGGTTCACCTTGCACATAGTTGTTTGGTAGCACATATGTACTCTTGTAATAGTAGGTGTTTGCAGTTGGTTTATAGTAAATGTTTATACCATAGATAACATCATTTACTTCTTCTTCAAGACTCTGTGTTACAGTAACCTGCATTTCACGTGGATCACGTGGTAAGCCACCTGTTAGCAGTGTTTGTCCTACAATAGCTTTCAAGTAATTGTTGCGCTTGTTAGTAAGCACAGCAATTGGCAAGTTAATACCATCTTGGTTTACTTCTTCTACTTCTTCTACGTCTGTGCTTTCACCAGGAACAGGAGTAATGTAACTTGATGTTCTTACTTCACTGGTATCACCTGTGCTGTAATACACCCTTGCAATTACTTGATAATCTCTTTCTGGTAATAGGTTTTCAATAGTAAAACTTAGTTCAGCACCAGCAGCTTGTTTTGAATCAAACTGCATATGTCTATAACTTGTAAATTCATTTGAATTTAATTTCCAATAAACATCAATACCAGCATATTGTGGATGTGCTGGTTGTTCAAATGTAAATGTAGCACTTACAGCATTTGTACCTGGTGTAGTAGAATAAGCAACATTTGTAAAGTCAATTGCATCATCAAATGTGTATACTATTGGTGGATCTGGTGGGTTATCATTTTCGCCGCCCTCGTTGATGTCTCCATCTCCGTCGCCTACGCCGCCGCCATCATCGCCACCTGGATCTGTTGGATCTTCTCCAGGTATAACAATATCAGGATCATCATCTCCAAAATCAGGCGGTGGTGTTGGTTCTGGTTTTATACCTGGGTGCGGTGAACGTGTTGGTGGTATAATACCAATTGGAATTGGACGTGGGTTACCAGGATAGTAAATTTCTGCACCTCTAGGAATGTAAGGTGGTATAACTATGTCTGGTTCATTCGCATTAACATGTGGATAGATAAAATCTGGGTTTCTTACAGCTCCAATATCAAATGTCATATCATTGTTTGCTTTTATGCTAACAACACGCCATGGAATATCTGTGTCTGTTATTTTGTCAGTGCCGCTAAATTTAAGTATATTAGCATTAACGTGTATAATATCGCCAACTTCTAAATCAAAGCCAGTTGAATCCATTTTAAAACTTAGACTGTCTTGATAGCGTGACTTTAAACAAATAGTTCTTGCCATCATAAATGCAATGGCAGGATTAGTTACTCCAGGAAATGTAATTTCAGCTTCATTTTTTCTGCCACCATCTGCTTCAATCCATGCTTGTTCTTGTGCAACTGAACTATCATCACCATATGGATAATACATTTCTTGTACAGTCCATTTGTCTTCTGGATTTACATATTTTACTTTTACACGAGTGTATTTTGAACCTCTGTCAATACCTGTATATGTGATATTGCCTACAAGATTATCTCTTGTTACAGTTTTTACAACGGTAGCAGATCCACTTAGAATATCAGTTGGATTACCAGCATCTTCTATTTTTAATTTGTATCTTCCTTCAACATATGGCAAATAACCACGCATGTTTGTTAATAGTGTTTTTGTATTGTTAAACAATGTTGCGCCAGTATCAAGAACATAGTTGGTTGTAAGTATTGGGCCTCTATAGCTTTGATTAGAATAATATTGTACTTCTTGGTTACATTTTGCTGCTGCTACTCTAAATGAAGTCCAATTGATTTCATTATTAGCAAGTCCTTTACCATAACGAGGATTGCGTAGATAATCAAGTAATATTTCTGCAGGATTTGTTGAATAACGTTCTGAATAACCTGAACCATTATATGTTACAAATTCACTTGTGTTATTCATAAGAGTTGCAACACGTCTGCCTAGCACACTTGCTTGTAGCACTGGAATGTTGCCCGTAAATGGATTGTTGTCTGCATCTTCTTGCGTTTTAATTTCTTTCCATTCATAACGTGCAAGTAGAACAGCAACACCATTGTAAATCATGTTATCATCCCAGCTGGGCGCATTTATACAAATATTGTTGCGTCTCATTGGATGATTTTGTAAATTTCTATAGTAATAACCTTGGTTGATAAATTGTAGTTTGACTCTGTCTTTGTATTTGCCTGAACTAATATTAACTGTGCTGCCTGCATTTAGGTTACGCACTACGTCACTATCTAATTGATGATCGTCTATGAATAATTCATATAATCCTTCAACAGGACCTTCACATAATGTATATGCTACCCAAAGATATTTGTTATTTTCTTCACCTGTTTCTGCAAATGTAACAATACCACCTATTTTTCTAAATCCATACACAACAGGAATGTTTACATTTGAGCCTTGACGTTGTACAAGTACACCTTGTTGACGTTCAGCTTCTGCAGCATCACTTGGCATGTCAGGTACACCAAATATACCCATAAATGGTGATAATACAAAATCAACAACAGCTGATACAATGTTGCCAACTGCTTTGATAACACCTTTTACAATGTTACCTACAGCTTTTACTACACCTTTAACTGCCTTTACAACAAAACTCATTCGTCAAACTCCTTAATCATAAAGACACCAGGAGTAAAACCAAGTGACTCATATATCTTGCGTGTTCTATCTGGATTAATACCTATATCACCTGCTGTTACTTTTACACACTTACATGTAAGTGCCCATTCTTCAAATGTAGCATACAACTGTTTTAGATTGTTTATGTTTCTATGACTGTCTAACATATAAATCATATCAATATGTGCTACCAATAGTTCTTTATTCCATGGTAGTGCAGTTATACATCCTGCAATTAATCCTACAGGACGTTGTCCTTCATAGGCATTAAACCATATGTATTCATTATAGGTATTATAAGTTCTTATTGTATTGATTACTGAGTCTTCATCATATTGTTCTTCTATTTCTGGAAGACTTTCTACAGCTTCCATTTTATAATAGTTGAATAGATTTACTGTTACATCAAATTCTGTTGGTTGCATACGTCTAACTATCATTGTTTACGTCCCCATAAGAATTCTGTATTTCCAATGTAACCTGATTGTTTAAATGCTTGATCGTATTGATTGTTTTGATAAGCGTGATTAGATCCATTGTTTGTTTTTCTGCCTGCTCTGCGTTCAAAATCAGCGAATAATGTAACACAATCAACATTAATTGATGCTGTGCTTGGACCTTCTACAATTGATATGTTTGATATTTGTCCATCAAATACCAGCACTGGTGCTAGTATAATATCAAGTGTAAATGGTTCTATTTGTAAAAATGCTTTAGATACAATTACTCTGCGCCCTTCAATATCTTGGTCCACAAAATAATCAAGTATGCCTGATGTTAAAGCACTTAGATAGATTGTAAACTTACCAACCTTGACATCAAAATCTTCATTAACATTTGAAAAGCCAATAAATTCGCCTTGTGCTGAATATGTAACACCGTCATGTTCTAAATCAAATCCACCTGTGCAAAAGTTAAGCGTACCTGTAGGCAAGTACAAGCTGACTAAATTGACAACAATAAAATTCTTTCTATTATATTCTTCTTGTATTGCGGTAGGATAAACTTTAGGCATTTTACCAAATCTCTCTCATGTCAAGGCTCATTGTAGTTTGTCCGCCAATGCCAACATCATACTGTTGTATTTCATTGTCTAACATAACAGTAAATGGTGTTGCATTATATGTTATGCCTGTGCCACTAGGAACATCTTCAACTAATCCGCCACTAAAATAAAGTGTGTTGCCTGGTTGATAGTCAACTGTACACATGTAAACTTTTGAATGGTTGTTAAACTTAAAAAAGTCTCCTGCAACCATAAATGTGTTTTCTACAGTTACACCTGATATGTCTACACTTTGATCCCCAGTGGTTGCACCTGCACTAGTTGTTACAGTTAAACCAGTGTCTAAAAATGCATTCTTTGAATAACTTATTTCTGGTAACACAATTTGAAAACTACCTAATGGTCCATATTGTGCACCTAAGAATCCAATTACTGGACCCATATCATATGCTGTTATGCTTGGATAGCGTACTGTAAATGTATAAAATTGATGTCCTTGTCCAACACGTTGGCGCTTGCCACTTATAGTTTCAGTAACAAGAGTAGGAGCATTAATTGCAAAGTTTACACTTGTAAATCCAGGATAATTAGGAAAAGTACCACTCATTATAACATACTCCTTTGTCCACGTTCTGTCATTGCATCACTAATCATTTGTGTGATTAATCCACGTCTTTGGATTAGCAAATCATCAAAACCACTAGCATCATTTGCTTGTATATTGAAGTTGATGTTTACTGGCTCTCCTCTATTTAAATCACCATTCCTTGTGATGTTGCCATTAGTGGTTGGTGTAAACAGCTCAGGTCCATTCTCACCAACAATGTAGCTGCTGTTACCCATAACAGGACCACCAAGTGCTCTACCTGAATACTGTTGGCTTCTAATACTTGCAACCTGTGCCAAACCAGCAGCAACAACAGCTGCCGCAGCAATAAAGTTAAAGGGTGGTGGATAAGTTGCAAGTGCTTTGGTTGCACCCATATAGGTGTTCATAATAGCGTTTGCAATGTTGAATGCTTTGGCAGCTTCAAACGCTTTCTTGTTTTGTGCGCCTAGTGCATCAAACACTGTGCCTAACTGCTGTACAGCAAATTGAGTCTTTTCAAATTCTGATTTCTTTTCAAACTCAATTCTATCAGCAACCATTTCTTCAATTTTTTCTTGATTGCCAATATTTTGAAGCATATTAGCTTTATTCGCGCCTGTTAGTTGAGCATACTTGTAATATTCAAGGCTTATTTCAGCACTAACACGTCTTTTTGCTTGTGTGAGGTAGAGATCATTTAATTTCTCTCCCATACGTTTGTCTAGATTATATCTTTCGTTTTGATAAGCAAGATCCAATTCTAATAGTGCTCTTACTTCTTGTTCTTTAGAATAAACTCCAGCAGCAACACGTTCATTTATTAATTCTATTGCCCTATCATGTGATTCTTCAAGTGCTCTTATTTCAACATCACTTGATAACATTGAAGCTTCAAGAATATTTTCTGCATATTGTGCAACCTTAGCTTGATATTTTAATTGTTCTTGTGTAATACGTCTTTGACGTACTGCTACTTCTAAGCGTTCACGTTCTTGTTCTGTTAATCTTTCACCAAGTTCAATCTCTTGTTGTTTTTGTAATACACCAATTTCACCTTGCTCAACACGCATACGCATGATTTCAGTTTCTTGCTTATACTTGTCAAGCAATACAGTAAATGCATCAGCTCTTTGTTGTTCTTTTGTAGCACGAGCCGTTTCTGTTCTTACTGCACGTGCCGCAGCTGCTTCTTGATCACTTAGTGCATCAGCTGCTTCTTGTGCTGCGTCAGCATAACGTTCTGCTTGTAATGGAATAGTTTCAAAAGCAGTTACTAATTCGTCTAAACCCTGGACATTTAATGCACCAAATGCATCTGTAAATGCTTGTTCAATCACACCAGCTGAATCTTCTGTGGCTTCTGCTGTATCTTCTGTTTCGCCACGCAGGTAAGCCCATGCAGCACCTAGTGCTGAAATACCTAATAATACTGCTTTACCTATTCTACCTGCTGGGGTAAAAGAAATTAATATTTTACCTACATTAACTAGTGATTTACCCCAACCTGCAATAGCGGCTATTGCTCCTGCAATTCCAACTACCATAGAAGCTAATGCTTTTACAATTCCTATAGCCCACATTGCAAGTTTAATTTTAAGTAAAAGAACCATAACTTTGCCTATCAAGCCTAGATTCTTAACTACAAATTCACCTACAGCTACTACAGCAAGGAATGCTTTGGTTAAGTTAACACCAATTTCTCTTACTAGTGGTTTGTTATTGGTAATCAAGTCTGTAATACGTGTTGCTACATCTGCAATTGCTGCTGACAAGCCTTGTCCACCTAGTGCAGCATTAGTTTCAAATACTGCGCCACGTAAGTTTGACAATGCTTGCGTTAAATTACCAGCAGCAACATTGGCAAACCTTCCGCCTTCTTCGCCCATTGCTTTTAATTCTTCAACAAGCTCTCTAGAATTAGCTACCATTTTAGTAGTACCGTCACTAAATCTAACAGACAATCCATTAGCTTCTTGACTTACTTTAACACCAAATTCTTTTAGACGTTCAAATTCATCTGTCATTGCATCAGCAACAGCTTCTGCAAATTGAGTCATTGATTTACTATTACCAGCAGCAACCTTAGCAAAAGCTGTCATTGCTTCATTACTTGTACTAATACCGTTACGTTCAAGTATTACAAATGCATTTGTAAGTTCGTTTACGTCTTGTGGTAAACCTCTTGCTAATTTACTTAGACGTTCAATTTCAGCATTGGCTAGACGTTGATCTCCAAGATATGCAGTCAACTGTGTGCGAAACTGTTCCATTTGCAGTGTTGCATCAACAATACCACTTATGGCTCTTTGTGTTCCAAATGCTACAAGCGCAGCACCTGCAGCCCTTAGAGCGGAGTTTACTGCACCTGCTGCACGTTGCATACCTTTGAGACTGGTAGCACTGGTACGTGCAACACGTTGCATTCTTTCTAAGCGATCGTTTATTCTTTCAATGCCACGCAGTGCATTTTTTACGTCTGCGCCTATACTAATTGTTGCGTCCACTGCTATCTCCTCGTCTTAGCCCTTTGCATTGCCTTCTTGGTTTCTTCTTGTTCTATTTTGTAGAACGCACCCCATCCAGCAAATTCAGCATTTGTCATTTGCATAACGTCTGCTACTTTGAGACCCAAATCCTTTGCAAGTTTATACATGAAAAGTAGATCTGGATCTCCTCTTAGTTTTTTTCAGCTTCCTCCATGTCCACTTCAAGTGTTGTATTCATATTACCAACTGCCTTGATTAGTGTGCTTGGATCTGCTTCATTTAACAGCACTGTTCTGTCCATTGGCTTAAACATCTTAGTGCCATCTTCGTTGCGAGCCTTGATGATTAGTGTTTCAACAAGTGCTTCAACTGTTTTATTCTTTTGTGCAAGTTCAATTAACTTGCCTTCTTCTTGTAGGGTATTACTATTTTTGTAATAGATTTTTAAATCCCATTCATCAACGTAGATACTTGACATTTCACCTGATATCTTGTTGCGGAAATGGCCCGTGATTTTATCCATTGGATTAACTGTTTTAGTCATTTTATTTTTCCTTTTAGTTCACGTAGTGCAGGCCCAATTATACCCCTTGGTGCCTGTTTACTTGCCCCCGCTTCTAAGCGTTCTATCCATGGCACTCTATTTGCCACTTCAAAGTCTTGCTTAGTAACCTTTTTCTTCCATTGTGTTTTGGTATAGCCAGTTCTTACAGGGGTTTTGGACTTGGCAACTTTCATTGTTTCATCCGCTACCTGACGCATAGTCATTGTCAAAGTCTTTGCCAACTTTGCATTGATTACGTCTGCTCCTGTAAGAACTATTTTAGCCATACTTGTCCTTAGCTAGCTGGTGTGTAAGACAATTGTCCACTACCTTGGAAGCTAACACTTGCTTCAACTAGTCCGTCCATAGACGCAGTAACTGAATAACCAGTGATGACGATGTCACCGCCCCATTTCTGATTACCTACACTGTCATCTTCAGGCCAAATTTCAAGGCTTACTGCTGATGCACCTACTGCACCGTTGATTAGTCCATCTAAATCAGCGGTTGTAAAGTGTGTTGGATCCCAATATACATCAGCTGTACCTGAGAAAGTAGATAGACCCTTTACATAAGTTCTACCACTGTTTGCACCACCCATTGTGGTTGTTTCAATTGTGTCTGCAGTCATTTCAACTGAATAATTGCGAATCTCTGCTACCGCACTACCGTCTACTTTGATGACACCCGCGTTTCCTACTAAAGCCATATCAATTCTCCTCTATTGCTTCATCGTTGTCACCCTGTTCTGAAGAACCTTCTTCAACGGCGGGTGTTTCGTCCGTTTTCTTTTTGACTGGACGCAACACTGCGGATACTTCACCCTCACCTAGTGTCCAACCGTTTTTTTGTTGTCCCTTAACGTCATGTTCTGGAACTTGTTTTGTTTTTGTGCCTTTGTACATTGTTACCATATTATTACTCCTCACACTCTTATGGGTTCAAACGCCTGTAGGTGTAACCCACCTCAAGCGTGACTAGTATTTCTGCTAGTGGTGCTAGTCTTTCCACCACAGCTATTGAAGTGATTTGACTGTCTCTTACACCTCTTGCGTAGTTCTCTCTGTAACGTTCGCTTTCTAGTGTAGTTTCAATACCTGTGATTAATTCATTACGTGCTTTGTCCAATTCCTTGCCTCTCACAAATCCTCTAATGTTGAATGTGAGTGTGCCACTCTTGATACCATTTGTGCCCATGGTGAGCAGTTCACGTGATTCCGTGTCAAATTGTACAAGCAGTGCTGGGAATTGGGTAATTGCTAGTTTATCAACTTCAAATGGTTCCCTTGTTACCAAGATTGGTTTTGGGTCTTCCATTTGTTTAAGACTGTCTATGATGTGTGCAACTATATCTTCTCTGAGACTCATCTACGTAACCTCAAACTTACAACTGGTGTTTTTTCGTTTCTTTCAACGGTGCCATCATCATCTAAATCATACAGCACACCTTCTCTTAGGATAAGATCCATTTCATGCTCAAATCTACCTGAGTAATATTTCATCATAACTGTAAACTTATCTTCTTCTGGCGTAAACTGTGTTAGCTTAGGACAGATGTGATAAGCAAGTGCATGATAAATTGTTGCTTGGGTAAACTGCGAATCTGTGAGCAGTGTTGAATCAAATTCTGAAGTGATGTATTGTGATTTAGCGTAAGGCAAATACCAGCGAACTTTGAGTATACGATTGATTTCTGATTCTGAGCGTGCCAGTTCAGCATCCCAGTCTAATACGCCATAATCTGTTATGGTAGGTTCAACGACAAGTAAGTCATCTATTGTTGCATAAGCCATAGTCAAGTCCTTCTTGAATTTTTATAAGTTCGCTAGTCCTTCTAGCACACTTATTTAGCCAAACTAAAAAAGAGCCCTTAGAATCTTGTGGAAACTAAGGGCTCAGTCAGGATTTGTAGAAATGTCAGAATCTACAATTTTATTTATTGGTTATTAGTCTGAGTCAGAACCAACAATCTTCACGCCATGTGAGTTCTGTAGGATAGCTTGTCCACATACAGCACTCATCATGATGTCTTCTGCACGAGCAGCAGCTTGACGCTGAGTCTCCATGCGGATTCCACCACGCATTGCGTGTCCAATTGCAGTTGGGCTGAATACAGCGCCTACTGCGTTTAGTTCTGTGTCAGTGTCAGTGTCTAAATCACGCTTAACTAAGCTAGATTCAAAGATTTGACAACCAGCAACTGAACCAATGTAGTAACCACGTAAGATGTCGCTACCAATTTCTGAAGCAGTTAGGTTTGCACCACCTGCTGTAGCAAGTTCTTTCTTCAACTGAAGAGCTTGTCTTGGTGAAACAACAGCTGCCAATGGTCCAACAACTTTGCTGTTTCTTAGAGTTGCAACAGCTTCAAAGATGTTGTCAACAGTGATTGCTGAGTCTTCAGTACCAACTGAAGCAGTAAAGCTGTTGAATAGAGCAAATACATCTGCGTCCATTTTTTCAGCAATAGCTCTACCAGCTTGTGCGCCTAAGTCAGCGATAACATCACGCTGAGCTGAGTCACGTAGCATGTCAGTAACTTGGAAGTATGTACCAATTTCAGCAAGTGTAACATCTACTGAAGTAGTGTTAGTGTCTGCTGCACTTGGAGCAGTACCTTCAGTTAAGCCAGCGGCTGTAACTGCTGAGTATACTGGTACTTGTAGTACTTTACCTGCATTTGATGGTACATCAAATGGAGTAACGATTTGACGAGCAACTGCTTGCTCATACATGGCGAACTGAGCTTCTGCAAGCAGTTTGGTAAACAGTTCGCTATTGATTGTGGTATTGTTAGCCATAATAATAGTCTCCTTAAAGTGTTAGGCTTAGCCTCGCTGTTTTCTCATTTCAGCATAGGCTTTTCTATGTTCTGGATTTGACATATCCAGTTTGCTTACATCCAATGCCTCTTTGCTATTACTTATGGAACTTTTTGTGTTAGTAGTGCTTGGTGTTGGCTGTACAAAGTGCGGGTTTGTGTCTAAGAATTCCTTGACTAAATCGTCTACTCCTAGTGCTTCACCTGCATCATTGTAACGAACACTGCCGTCACTGCTTACAACTTCAACAGTACCCTCTTCACCTAAACGCACATTGTTCTTCAACAATGATTTAACTTGTTCTGGTGCAACAGAGCGATACTTTGCTGCTGCATTTAACAAAGGTGTATCCACCTTGTATTCCTTAATAATTGCATCACGCCTTTGGATTTCAGCGTCTTTTTTAGCAGCCATTTCCTGTAGTGTCTTTTCAAATTCACCACGCTTTAGTTGTTCTTCTTGGCGTTGCGCTTCTGCCTTGAGTTTCAACTCACGTAGTTCCTCTGGATCACCTAAGTCCTGGTAAGGCTTTAACACTTTGTTTGTTACTGCGTGGCGCATTTTTGCCATTGCTGCATCAAACTCATCTTGTGTATAAGTCTTAGTTTCTGCTTGTGCCTGACTTTCAACTGTTTGTGCCTGGGCGTCAGTGTTTACCTCTGTGGCTGCCATGATTTCTTCGTCCATGTAACGATACCTCCTAATGAGTAAAAATTGTACAGTTATTTATGTTCAATACGCTTTCTAATAGAATTTAACTGGTTCCTGTCCTGTTGTATAATAACAGC